GTTCGTGGAAGCAGCCAAGCCTGAAAACAACCAGCCATTGGAGCCGTGCGCCACAAGTGTTGCGGTAAATTGCCGGGTGTCAGCAGCCGTTATGTTTGCGGCAAGTGGAAATTCTCCTGTGTTGGCTCCACTAGCCCCAATGGTAAGGCCATTAAAGTTACTGTAATTAGCAACGTATCCCGAAGTAACGATTCCAGAGCTTGTGCCAAGTTTTAAGCAAACTATTGATGAGCCATTTGTTGAAACGTTGATGCCAGTTACCGTCACCCGCTTCACCCAACTCGGGATGCCGGTGAAATCAATCGACGTTCCAGAAGTGCTGTTCTGGGCAGTGGAAAGCACCATCCGCCCGCGATCAGCAAAGCTCAGCGCACCACTGCCGTTGGTGACCAGCGCCTGATCTGCGGATCCGTTACCAGTCGGAAGCACCAGCGTGTTCGAGCCCGCCACCGCCGGGGCGTCGATCTCGGTATAACCCGAGGTTGAGCCATTTAGTCGTAGTGTCATGATGGGTTACCGGAAGATAGCGACGGCAATATTTGTTGAGTCTGCCGCTACATTGCTGGTTCCCAGAATACCTACTACACTAATGCCTGCAGTTCCAGCAGTTATAACGGCCGCAGTAGCACCATTGGTATTATATCCGGCTGGCGTATTCGCCGTACACGTGATGCAGTAATTTGCATCTACCATAGAGGTAGTAAACGTGACAGTATAGTTACCGGGGCTATTTTTTAAGACACTCGACACATTTCCGCTAGCCCTGATCTTCACATTGGCTCCATTGGTTGATGCTCCGGTGTCTGCTTCGTTGCGGGTGCCATCAAAATTCACCCATGCTCGGCAGCCATAAACCGGTGCTGATCCCGACTGGGCGCCGCTGAGCTTTGCAGGCGTAATGTTGCCATCGGCAATATCAGCCGTAACGATGGACGCATCCGGCAAGCCGCCTGCGCTGATGCCAGTGATTGTTCCAGAGCCGTTGATTGCAATAGGCATGATTACACCACCACCCAAGAAGCATTAGACGGTACTGTCACCGTGACTCCACTATTGATCGTGATCGGCCCTGCAGATACTGCATTCTTGCCACTGCTGATAGTGTAGCTAGTGGTCACAGTTTGGCCATTTTCAAAGAAGACCGTATCAGAACCAGCGCCCGTAGCACCAGCTCCAATCTGTCCCCATGCAGTACCATTATATCCCTCAAATTGAGTGAGCGTACTATTAAACCGGATCATCCCGGAGTTAGGACTGCCGGGGCGTTCTGCCGTGGTGCCAACAGGCAAATCCAGCACGCCAGTGCCACTTAGCAATACGTTGCCCGAGAACGTAGCTGTACCACTGAAGCTCGGTGATGCTTGTGGCGCTAAGCCCCAATTTGCCGTAGCAAGTGTTCCAACCGTCACCCATGCACTATTGGCAGCATTACGTTGCTTCAGCAAGCCTGCAGTGGTATCTGCCCAGAGCTGATAAGCAAACGTCGTGCTGGGTTCAGCAGAGCCACTATTCAGTGTGACAACAGCCGACAACGCATTATTCAGATCGGCTCTGAATGCAGCACCAGACTGGTTAGCAATGTTGTAGTCGTGTTGTGCCACAGATCAGACTTGCCTCCCGTATCCTATTGCAGTATAGGTGAAGTTTCGGCTCACGGCAGTCCCGCCGGAATTGCGGAAGGTCACCGTGAACCCCGTGCGGCTTTCAGAAGTGATTGCAAAGTAATCACCACTATTCATATTGTAAGCAGTGATACCAATGGATGGTGTTTGATAAAAAGCATCGGTGAACGTTGCAGCATAGGCGGCCGCTCCGCTTGTTAACTGAGCAGACTGTTCAATGCGTTGCTGTAGCTCCAGCGATGCGCCAAGTTCTTTGATGATGATGTTTTGATCTTCGGCTTCACTGGTAGCAATCGTCTTAAATTGGAACGCACGCCCTCGCACAATGGCATTGACAAATTCATGCCAGTCACTCCACACTGGAGAAGAGCCTGGGTCATCAGGCGTTGACCTGACATATAAAGCCGCATTCACCATGTCCAGCACATCACCATCAGCACTTTCCCAGGTATCAATATCTTGCGTTTGATCATCCCACAGGTTTCCAGGGGAGTAGGGCTCAGTAGTGAAGTACCGCCTGATATTTAAGTCGTAAACGTTGCTCAAATCATAGGTGCTGCCAAATTCATATTCACCAGTGCCCAGATTACTGCTTGTTCCATCGACATTTGTAATGTCATCCCATAAGCCAGGCAAGCTATCAATAAACGTGCCGAGATTGAGCGTCAGGCCACCGAGTGTATTATTTAGCACCATATTGGTGAGGTTGCCCGAGAACGGCGGGCTTTCTAGGTCTTCGCGGTAGCTTTGAACCAAGAGGCGTGGTTGTGGTGTTGGTAGATCAACTACGGCTGTCGTGGCTGCGTTAGATCGCCTACCGCCATCGTCTTCAAACTTCAGCAGATAGGTGCCTTCAAGCAGGGGCACTTGCTTCTGCGTTTGACTGCCGGCTGCTGCAGCAACAATATCCTGGCTTTCATCCCAAACCGCACCAACAGACAGCGTGCTATGGCGAATCAATACCTTGCCGCCCAAGAGCACATCCAGCTCAGTGCTACGGTTCCAGCTCAGGATGGCACTTGCTTCATCAATGGGGATGAGTGAGATGCCAGTAACGGCCTCGGGGGGAGCAGTCTTACCAAAGGCTTGGAACGTCAGCGAAGCCGGCAACACTGAAGGCCGCAAAGCAGCATTCAAGCTATAAACTTCAAACTGATAAATGCCAAGCGCTGATTCTCTTATTTCATAATCTGGGCTTTCAACGATAATGTTGGACCAGTTGCCATTTTCGGCTCGCCACCTCACGCGATATTGCTTAACACCAACGACTGGCCGCCAGTTCAGAATGATCTTTGCAAATGCACGACCTTGTTCTTCGTAGAGAGTTTCGGAGGCCTGGAGGTTTGTTGGTTCTGCCGGAATGACATTGAGATTGGTTATATCACGCTGCTGCAGTGGCTCACCACGTTCGATGTAGCCATATTTAGACGGGTTGTATGCAATGGCATTGACGGCATATTGCGTTAGATCTTGTTCCTGGACAGACAGCACACGCCACAGTGAGGTTTGAATGTCAGATGTTTCATAAAGCCACACGCTGTTGTTATTAGGCGCTGTGCTAAATGGCGACGCAACAGTGATCACATTGCCAGCGATGCTATTGACAGATCGTGATTCAACCGTGCCGCTTGGCGTGATGATTGAAAGTTGCGGCGCTGTACCAAGCGTCAGGCCCGTGGCATTATCAACAGTGATCGCAGTAGTGGTGGCAGAAGCAATGCGTCCACCACGCCGTCCACCAGCCTTCACGGGATCGCTAACGGCAATCACTTGCCCAGGGCGAACAACAACGCCGGCGTCAATGCTGGCCGTGAAATTGATCACTTCAGCTTCGTAGTTTTCGGTGTAAAGCAACCATTCGCCAATCCTTGCTGCCTGGCCTCGACTGGTACAAGCAAAGGCGCTCACTTCTGTTTTTACCACGCCATATTTTGCAATGGCATCACGATCTTCAACCACTTCATAGGCCATATCACGCTGCGTCAGGTCCATGTAGCTGACCACTGCTACATTGGGTCTGGTCTTCAGACTGCCGCCGGAATAACTAAAGCCATCCTCGGTGACATTGGCCAGCGTAAATAAATACGCTGGGTCCGAAGGCTTATCTTGACTGACAGTGAGGCTACCAGTGGACCAATAAGGCATTGCTCGAAACACCGAGCACATGTCATTGATGAGCTTGTATGCTTCTTCTGCGGTTTGGATGTTGACATTACAAGAGAACCTGGGTTCAGTGCCGCCGAAGCCATTTGGAACAAGCTCAGAACAATACTGTGATGCAGAATAAAAAGCCCACTTATCAAGCTGCGATGGCTTTATGTGATCACCAAAGCCATAGCGCGTTGAAGTAAGCAAATCCCACAAGATCCAGGCTGGATCAGTAGTCCACTGCGCAGCACCAAAGCTACCGTTCCAGATACCGTTATAAATAAGCCGACCATTACTCTGATCAACAGTTGCATTATTTGGTATCTTTACCTTGATGCCCCGTATGAGATAAGAGCGTTGTGGGATGCTGCTGAACTGTTCCGCATCCACGCGAATACCGACTAAAGCGCTATTGGGATAGCGGAGTTTGGCATAGGTGAGTTCGGTGTAGCTTGTCCAGCTAAACGCATTGACAAGTTTTGCGCTAGTGCTATCTGGCGTGATCCGCAACACACGCAGTTCAACTGGAAAGGCGCCAGTAAGATTTACGAGATAATCTCTCTGATATTGATCGCCAGTGCGGCCTGCTATGGTGTCATCAATAACGGTGATGTAACCACCGCCGTTGTACTGCACAGCGATTTGTAACCTTACGCTGGTGCCGTAGATGTCGCCTTCATCAGTGAAGAACTGCAGTTGCGGCACTGTAATCGTGATTCTTGCTGCATCAACGCTGGTGTCAGTGATTGAACGAACAATAGGAACGTTGTACTGTGCATTTACGTTGACTGGTTTTTCGTCCTCTACGGCAGTGGCAATGGGAATAAAGTCTTGGTTCTGCGTGCCATTGCGCGTATAAACGGTTACATTCTGAAAGTTGTAGCTACCATCTAAGTTTTGTAGTGGCGTATTATCCAGAAAGATTGATTTATGTCCATCCTTTAGGCCTTGGATTTCACCCTCGCTGATCAGGTCGAGGAGGTTTGCATATTGACTGGATGCAAGGCTGTCGCGTTCTTCGGTGGGTGTACGGG